GTGCTTCAAGGGATGAGAAACTAAAAGACTGTGATTGGACACAAGTAGCTGATGCTCCTGTTGACAAAGCAGTATGGGCTACCTATCGTCAAGCCTTGCGTGATGTAACTACGCAGACAGGTTTTCCTTGGACTATTACATGGCCTGATGCACCATGACACAAGAAGTCACCCACGAACAAATCTACGAGCGACTGATTGCAGTTGAAAGTAAGGTAGATAGCATAGACAAGAACACAAGTGGTCTTGTAGAGGCTATAAAGGCTCTTGATGGGGCTTTTAAAGTCTTGGGTTGGGTTGCTTCTGCTGCCAAGCCTATTCTATGGGTGGGTGCGCTGATTATGGCTGCTGGTGCTGTATGGCAAACATGGATTAAAAAATGAGAGATTGGGCTATGGCTTTCACTACCGCAGTCCTTTTTTGTATTACTGTCGTCTGGTGTTTTTACATCATCGTTTGGGCTATGACGTGAAATGGCTACTGGTGCTATCTATGTTGTTTACATTGGTGGCATCTAGTAAAGAAAAAACTGAATATCGTTGTGTCAGATGGGCATGGACAGGTGATGTTTACAACCGAAAGGTAGTATGCCTTGAGTGGCAAAAGGTTGAGAAAAAATGATTGACCCCATCACAGCACTAGCTGGCATACAGTCAGCAATCAGCATGGTCAAGAAGGCAGCTAATGTTGCTAATGACTTAGGCTCACTTGCGCCCATGATTGGTAAGCTATTTGACGCTAAGTCTGTAGCTACAAAAGCGATGCTTCAAGCCAAGCAGTCTGGCAAAGGCTCGAACATGGGTACGGCTTTGCAGATTGAGATGGCACTAGACCAAGCCAAAGTCTTTGAAGAAGAACTAAAAATGCTCTTTATGCAGACAGGCAAGATTGATGTCTGGAACAAAATTAAGGCTCGTCAAGCAGAGATGGACTTGGCAGATGCTAAAGAGATAAGTGCATTAAAGAAAGCCGAGAAAGAAGCTAAACAGAAAGAGCAAGAACAACTAGAGATTGGTTTGGCAATAGGTGCAGTTTTCTTTGTTTTATTTTTAGTCTTTGTTGGCATTTATGAATTGATGGAGTTCTGCCAAACAACAAGAAGGTGTGGTCGGTGAATGAGTATCAGAAGACCTTTGATATGTGCCTCAAGATATTCGTTTATGGATGCGTGGCACTTTATTTCTTGGGTTTTCTGAAATTCTTACCTGACGATTTGTCAGACAAAATTGTTAATCTCTTACTTGGAAAGATTGGACTGTAATGCTATCTCTATTTTCTACACTTGGTGGTTTGCTAATCTCAGGCTTACCAAAACTCCTAGACTTCTTTCAAAACAAAGATGACCAAAGGCATGAGTTAGCTTTGGCTAAAGTTCAAGTAGAACTTCAACTACAGATGATGGCTCAAGGGTTTAAGGCTCAAGAGCGTATGGAGGAGATTCGCACAGACCAGATTGCCATGCAGACAGATGCCCAGATGACAGAGGCGGCTCTCAAGCATGATGAGAAAATCATGGAAAGAGCAAGCACTTGGGTGGTGAACTTTGTTGGTACTGTAAGACCTATTGTCACTTACATCTTTATCTTTGAGTTATGTGCAATTAACGCATGGATTGCCTACTACGTTTACAGCAGACCTAGTTTAGTCAACAACATGGATGATTTAATCCGAGTTACTGACGTTATTTTCTCTAGCGATGAAATGGCAATGCTTGGAGGAATTATCGGGTTTTGGTTTGGCTCACGTTCATGGGCTAAGAAATGAAAATCAGCGAAAAAGGCGAACATCTGATGCACTTCTTTGAAGGCTACAGAAACAAGCCTTATCGGTGTTCTGCTGCCATTTGGACTGTTGGATGGGGTCACGCTATGTATGCAGACCAACTTAACCTGCCAAACGTCCGTAAAGAGGGTTACACAGGGCTTATCAGGTCTGATTACCAACTAAAAGGGGAAGACAATCGTGTCTGGTCTAAAGATGAACTGGTCAATCTGTTCAAGGTTGACATCAATACTTTTGAACGTGGTGTTCTTCGACTTTCTCCTAATCTTGCTAGTCATCAAAGCAAATTCGACGCTGTTGTCTCTTTTGCGTACAACGCAGGTTTAGGGAATTACCAAAGGTCAACCATTCGCATGAAGGTCAATCGTGGTGATTGGGATGGGGCAGCAGAGGCTTTTATGTCGTGGACTAAGGCGGGTGGCAAAGAGGTTTCTGGTCTTGTCAAAAGACGCAAAGCAGAAGTGGCTTTGTTCTTATCTTAAATATAATTGTCATAAATCTTGTATAAGGTGTTGAAATGCCTAACATTCCTACGCCAGAACAAGCAGAACTGTTCGCACAAAGTGTCAAAAAATGGCAGCAAGTGCTGAGTTTGGGTGATTGGAGAATTGAAAAGGGCATGAAGCCAGCCAAGGCAGCAATGGCATCTGTTGAATTTACACCTGCTGCAAGACTTGCTGTTTATCGTTTGGGAGACTTTGGTGCTGAAAAGATAACACCTGATAGCCTAGATAAAACCGCACTACACGAGTTACTTCATATTTTTCTATATGACTTACTTTGTGTAGCCACAGACCGACAGGCATCTGATGAGGACAGGGAAATGCAAGAGCATCGCATAATCAATTTGCTAGAGCATCTTTTGACCAAGGACTCCAATGGGCGCACATAATGAGACTTGTACCGACATGGAGTTCATCCAGTTATGGGGTCAACTTCAATCTGCACAAAGAATGGCAGAACACCTTGGAATAAATAACAGGGCAGTCCATTTGCGTAGAAGGTGGATTGAAAAAACCTACAACATGACCCTCAATGCGAAAGACCATCGAGGTGATTTGTATAACAAAAACAGACCAAAGTCTTTCTCTCCTTTAAAGCAAGTAGAACTTGGCATACTGGACGGAACAGTTATTGTGTTCTCAGATGCCCACTTTATTCCTAATCAGCGTACAACAGCATTTAAAGGGCTTCTATGGGCTATCCAAGAGTTTAAGCCCAAAGCTATCATCTGTAACGGAGATGCGTTTGATGGTGCTTCCATATCAAGGCATGACGTAACTGAACAACCAGCGACTACTGTCATTCAAGAACTAAAAGCTACGCAAGCTGCGTTGGGTGAAATAGAAGAAGTGGCTAAAGCAGCAAGGCACAATGTAAAGCTACTGTGGACATGGGGTAATCACGATGTTAGATTTGGCAATCGTTTAGCCCAACATGCACCACAGTTTAAAGAAGTATTGGGGTTTAAGCTGACAGACCATTTCCTAGATTGGGAGTTTTGTTGGGCGGTATGGCCTACCGAGGATGTGATTGTTAAGCACCGATACAAAGGTGGTGTTCATGCCACTCACAACAATACAGTTAACGCTGGTGTGTCAATCGTTACTGGACACTTGCACTCGTTGAAAGTCACGCCATTTGCTGACTATAACGGAAATCGTTTTGGCTGTGACACAGGAACATTGGCTGAGACTGATGGCCCACAATTTACTTATGCTGAAATAAACCCAAGCAACCACAGGTCAGGCTTTGCGGTGCTGAACTTCTTTAATGGAACACTACTTTGGCCTGAGTTAGTTCACAAGTTTAATGAAGACCAGATTGAATTTCGTGGTGAAGTAATTGATGTAGGTGCATTTTGAGTGCTTGGCTAATCATTCTTACAGGGGCAATCTACGCTTACATTGCTGGTGAGCAGCTTTGGAAAGATAACCCACACATGGCGATTGTCTATGCGGGTTATGCGTTTTCAAACGTGGGTCTTTACCTGTTGGCAAAGTAGCTTATTCGCTATCGTCTAAACCAGCAGCAATTACTTCTTCTGCTGCGTCTTCTTCAAACTCATCTTCAAGTTCGTCAATATCTTCATATTCAATTTCCCATCCATTTTCCTCTTGGAACTGGATAAATTCTTGAATGATTCGAATCTTCTCAAAGTCATGGGTTTCAACAACAATTTTCTCACTGCCTACCCAACCAAATTCCATCTCAAATTTCATGATGTTCTCCTAGCGCAACCGATTGTTGCAACTAAATCGTAGAACATCTTTATGTCAAAAACAAGACTCAAGGTTCTTTCTGAAAGACTCCGTTAGGCAATAGTATGCCCTTGCGATTTTTAATCTGGTCATACGCAATTTCCATACATTGTACTAAGTTTATGTCTTGCAGTACACAGTAGTTAATAAGGCAGACCATGACATCACCAACAGAATCAACAATAGCATCCTCGTCATTTTTAATCGTGGCATCTGCTAGTTCTCCCATCTCTGACATTGCTTTCAGAAGCTGAACTTCTGGTGTGCTGTTAGGAATAAT